ACTTCTATTGGCAAACCCTGCACCACTCTTACGAAGGTTAAAGTCGGCTGCCATTTGGTTAGCTGTGCTCATTATATTATTTACGTTTAGTAGTTTTCACCTCTGGTTCACTTCCTCGCTTAGACTCAATAATAAGTTTCAACTCAGAACCTTTTGGCGAATTTAACCAATTCACAACTTCAATCTCAGAGGTACCAATAAGTTCACGCTCTGCGTTATAATAGCTTTTACGCTTACCATTGACACTTAGAATAATTTGATTATACATCATACCTTCGTACACAGCTCTGTAACCATTCAACTCTGCATCAGGTTTTGATGTAACCCTATCAAGAGAGCTAATGTGTTCAGCCCGTTTATTATTAACTACCTCGAACAGCGCTACGTAAATATCGTCCGCCTTGGAAGTGTTTGTAATCTTATGTTCTGGGAAGTAGTTAGGTGTATTGGATACAAACAAGTTATAAATGGTGTATAGTGTAGATGCATCACCAGCATCATGCCATTTAGATAGACGTTTGATAATGTCACTTGCTTTAAGCGTGTTGTTACGCTCTTCTTTATTCTCAGAATCGGGGTCTCTTAGTGCCAACAAGTAGTAAGGTTTATTGTTACGCTCATTCCAAGAAGGGGCTACAAGCTCTTCGTTGTACTTGCATACAAGATATTTAACATAGTCCAGAGGGTTGCTCAAATCAAATACTGCTACCGCATAATTGACTCCGGGGTCAGTTTTGGTAAATGATACTGTACCATGTTCTTTCCAGAAGTCCATCTGGCGAGGGTCAGATGTTTGCATGGTATTTTCTGGGAACCCGATAGCAGTCTCTAAGAACTTCTGCATCTCTCTACCTTTCAAGTAGCTACCTGCTTCCTTAGCAAAAACGTCTACCCATACACCATTAGCGGCTGGTAAACTAAATGAGAATGTTGTGTTTCGGAGCATCACATTTTCATTGACGTGTTTAGGGTCATTGATAACTCGTGATACTTTCCTATCTAACAGGAATAGTTCGATTTTTTTGTTTTGTAGTGGATTCATATTTTATAAATTAAAAAAGGGAAGTTGTTTACACTTCCCTAATATATATATAAAATTCCAAAATAAAACTATTAGACCTTGTATCTCATTACGTTCGGATAGTAAGAAATCCATTTGCTGGGGTCAGCAAGTTTTGCACCGAAACCGAGGTCATAGTAATGCAACTCGTACATATCCACTGCGGTTTGAACACTCTTAGGATTGTTGAACGAAGATACTGCACTTTGAGCAACTGTACCACGGATACCTGCGATTGAAGCAAATACGGGTTCTTCACCGTTACGACGTACAATAATCATGTTGCTATCCTCAGTGCTGTTACCAAAACCTACGATGTCATATTCGTAGCTTGAAGCGAAACCGGGAAGACCGGGCATTCTGATGTTGTTACGCGCTGTGTCGTCTTTCAAAGGGTCGAGTACAAATTGACACTCGATACCTGCCATCATAGCAACCCCACGAACTTGACCCATGTTCACGAATACATCGTTACCAGACCATTTGAAGTTTTTGCCAGTTGTGTCAGCAGCCCAAGGAGTTGCAGCACCGTTGTAAGCCCTGTCACCATAGGCTCTAATTACCATACGTGACAGCTCGGCAAGACCGTACTCACCAGCTTTGATAATAACTCTACGTTGACCTGTTTTGTTTACTACGGCTGCCAAGATAATTTCTTCAATTTCTTTCAACGAAGGTATGGCAGTATAGTAGTAACGGTTAGACGCCAATTTTTGCTCATTCCAACCTGAACCCATACGGATTTCGTAGCCGTTCGATGCATCGTAGTTACCCCACGTACCATCATTCCAACGGTTAGAACGACCGTACATCAAAGCGTTTGCGGTAGCTTTACGAATGTGTGACAAGAACTCGTATTCTACGGTGGTCATCCACATTTTTTTAGAGTTCTTCGTAACCGTACCAGTTCTGGGGTCTGGGGTATAGAAGAACTTAGGAGTCCAGTTCATGTCCTTCCCGTGGAATTGCATCTTCATACGGAACTCACTCATGTGACCTTCGGCTGCTACGGGAGTTTTGAAGTTCACACCGAAACCGTCATAAGACATGCGGTTAGAAACAGCACCGTGAGATTTAGCCCAACGTGTTCCAGTAGCAAGTTGCTCGTAGCTGAAGAAGCTATCTGGGCCGTTAGAGTACGCAATCTCTACGCGATAACGAGATTTACCGGGAGAAGGGGTGATTACATCTTGAATCAAGAGCAAATCGTTCTCAGGGTTCATACCCGAAATAACCTCGGTGTGGCCAAATGGAGCACCTACGAAGTCCATGTAAACTGAATCACGGGCGTATAGTTTATCACCTACTGCCATTTCAGTTGTACCTGCTGCATCGGTATAAACACCTACACACTCGTAGTTACCGTCTACGAAATAATTAATATTCCAGCGGAAATAACCTTCTGCACCAGCTTCAATACGTTGCACCGCACGAGATGCAATTTGTGTATAAAGAGTTTCACCAAGGTTAAAATCCATCAAAGCGTTTACCGTATCCATCATAGATACCGGACTGTCTTGCAAGGCTGTGGCAAAGTGCTCACGTTCCACTAAAGAACGTCCAGCGTGGATTTGCTGCCCAGACAGGATTTGATATGGATGAATTTGTGTTGCCATACTAAAATTTATGAAATTTGATTATGTGCTAATATGCTCTACAATTAGCGTTTATAAGGGTTCGGTTTAGTTTTTTGACTTCCCGCTTTTATAGCCTTTGTGAGAGCAGCATTTGCTGAGGTAACTTTAACACTTTTAACAGCTTCAAAATTACCATCTAAAAACCCGTAGTGGTCTAACAAAGATAACAGTGGGATATACTTACCTAAGTCACCATTAATCTTTTCCATAGTAGTAGCAAACTTAGCTTTAACAGCAGCTTTAGCAGGAGTAGTAAGTTTAACCCCCGGCACAAATTCAGTTAATTTATCTACATATTCATTGGAAGATTGAGCAATAGCTTTATTTCGAGCAGCGGCTTCTTGTCTTGCAGTTTCGGCAGCCTTTTGTTTAGCCTCAATACGGGCTTCACGCTTAACTTTCAACTCGGTAGCAGCTTCAATAGCATCCTCAGATAAGTCCTCGCCTAAGCCTTTTAAATAAGTAGCAATTTGCTTATCTGTACGGCCTCTGAGCTTCTCGTTCTCAATGATAATTTTCTTCTGCAATTCGGGGTCTGCCAAAATAGCTTCCTCAGAATATGTTGGAAAATCTTTCTCAATCTCCAATACATCTTCCAAAGACATACCTCTAAGCAGTTTACCTACTACATCCGATTCTTTAGCACTCAAGCTTCCAATATAAGATTGCAACAAATCCTCAGCCTTTTTCAAACTCTTACCTTCGTAAATTGCTTTAAGGTCTGAACCGTAAGTTTCCAAATCTTCTTCGTCAATTTCGAACCCTACTTGGTCTCTCAATGTATTGATAAGGTTTAAGGTAGATTGAGTTTCCTCATCTAATTCCTCCTCCTCTTCGGGTTCTTCTGGAGGTTCAGGCAAATCAATATCTTCATCAATTTCACCATCTTCTACTTCACCGTCTGTACCGTCTACTCCATCTTCAACTTCTTCTCCGTCAGTTGAAGTTTCTACTCCGGTAGTAGTGGGCGGGAAGTCACCTAAGCCTCCCCACCTTGAACCAAATGTTCCTCTGTTAATCATTTAATAGTTTGTTTATTAATTTTCATTCTTTCAACTAACATCTCCTCTTGATGCCATTTGTCTTTCAGGTCAAGTTCTCGCATTTTAGTAGTCTGTTCCATTTCTGCAATAGTTACCTCTACATCATCAATGATACCATTACTATTTTCATCTGCCATTTCTTGATTAACCGAAGACAAGGCTTGAAGAGCAAGTTTATTAGCTCTATCTAAGTTAGCTTTCTCTCTGATTATTTCCAAATTTCTTTGGTGTTCACGTTCGGCTAATTGCTCTTGAAATTCCATAGTTTTACGTTTCTCTTCTTCCGCTAACTTAGCAGCCTCAGCTTGACGTTTAGCCATTAATTCCTCGGCATGTTGTAGCTTACGTTTAACCTCCGATGGGGAATTAGACAACCTGACATCTAAAAGGTCTGAGAAAGATATAGCACCGTTCTGAGCATAAGCTTGCCCATACGCTGTCATCTCACGCATTAAATCTGCCATGTCAGAAGCAGAACTCATTACAACCCCTATTTCAGCCTCAGACATTAATTCGGGGTCATAGGTCAAGATGAATTGGCTCATATCAGACAGTAGCACTTGTTTCTTCTCTGGACGGTCTTTCCATAAAACCTTCACGTATTCCAACATAAGTTCTAAAGCCTTGGCCTTATCCCTATCGTGGCTTCTATATAAAGGTTCTGTACCATTAGAAGATTGAATAGCAGATTGCTGCATCAACCCTAAACCCTCGTTTCCTTGCAAATTACCTGTTCTGGAATCAGGTAAGCTCATATAAGCCTTGATTTTAAACTCGATGCTTTGCAGCATTTCCATTGCCATCTTAATATCATTAGCCATACTCATACTAATAACAGGGTTGTAGGCTTGCATATTACCTGCCTTAGTGGTAGCATCATCTGCTACATTAAAGCTGTTCTCCCATAGAATCTGAGCAGATTTAATCCATCTGTAATGCTCTAACTCGTCCATAGAAGGGTCTAACCTACTTCTATCCAATCGGCTAACATTACCAATATGGGAAGTCCAAAGCATTCTTAGTTTGTTAGCCCATAGGTCATAGTCACGTTTCAAAGGGGTAATGGTGTCCAGAATGCTTGAAGCCTTTCCATCCCCATAAGTCATCAATGAACCTGTGTATAAAGGTTTAACTTTAGCAGGGTTCAACAAACTGCGTAATTGCATAGGGCAAGCTCTTGCGTAAATAACAAGGTCTGCTACTTCTGCAAATTCCCACAATTCCTCTACCCAGAACCACTCTACGGTTTCACCTGCATCTTCGTTAGGTTTATATTCCTCAGACACAAACGTACTTTGAGGTACATCATTCTCGTCAAAATAAGTTAAAGTCCCAACTTTTATATAGGATAACCAAGAACCTCTTGTAACCAATAAATCCCCGGAATCATTCACATAAGTTAAACCTCCACTGTTATAAGCCTCTATCTCAGATAGATATGCGCCTTGAACATCTAAAGCAGCAATCTCTCTACCGAATGTAGCACCTCTTACATTTTGAATTGTAGCCCCGGCACCTACATTCACAGTTCCATACGCCAAGCCTTCTCGATACACAGAAGAGGCTTTATCGTTCAAATATTCAATATCCGAATCGGTTAATTCTTTACTAAACTCCTCAATTACTTTAGCAAGTGAACTATACCCCCATTCTACCCAAGCATAACCATCTTCAATTAAATCAGATTCCCCCATACCTAATACTGAGAAGTTATCTGATTTAACACTGTATAATCGAGGTTGCCCGTCCATTGCACCTATTCTGTAAACAGACTCGCCTATTACAGTCTTTTTCTGAAACCCTTTATTAAACACATCTCTTAATCTAATCTCAGGGTCATTGTAAAAGTATTGAATCAACTGATTAGCCATTACTTCGTGAGCAGACTGTAAGTCATACTTTTGGTAATAGTCAAATTGGGCTAACCGTTCTTGCACAGCTTTTTCATCTAACTTCACACCCTGCATTACCTGAGATTGAAGCTGGGATAAATAGTCTACAAACCTACTCTTAAACTCTACATCTTTCTGGTTAATTATTTCCGAGTTTAAAGCCATTGCCCTAATATCGGTCTTACGTCTGTACTCTTCCCCGAAGACATTAACCAACGGAGTCTTCAATACATTGTAACTAACCGCAAGACTTGGTAAATCCTCATCGTCTTGAATAGGTTTACCGAAAGGGTTGAATACAGCTTGTACATCCTCTTTAGACAATATACCCTCAAATTCCCCCCATAGATACTTGCGTTGTTCCTTTGTTTTTCTTCGCCCACTAAATTCAGAATTAAAAGCAGACTCGTGAAGAAACTTGACATTCTCTAACTTCCACTGCTTTTCTTTTTTCTTTTTAGAGGACGTATTTTGTTTAGGTAGCATAGAGGATGATACCTCTAAATCACTAAGTTTACCAAGCGCCATACGTTTTACTTTTACGTGCTAATTCAAATAATTGATTTTTAACTTCCGGTCGCCCTACGGTAGATTTAGCTTTTTCAACCCTACGGTATGAGTCCAGATAGTATAATATCAAACCTTGCAATGCTGATATTCTGTCGAAGTTACCCTTTACATTCCACATTTCCAACTCATCAAGTAATGCTGGAGACTTTATAGTATAGTACCTTGAACCCTTTACAGGATTACCATATTCATCGTGCCCTGTAACAGTTTCTTCATCTAACCATGTAGCCACAGCTTCTCTTAACCAAGCATTACCTTCTCCGGTGGTATGATAGCCTTTTATAGAAGTTCCACCTCCTCTATACCATACCTTACTTTTGATAAGCATAGGTTCGTCAGCAAGTAGATTCAACTGATTAGTTACCTGACAATGTTCCTTTAAACCTTGAATGTTATTTTCATACATAGTCTGGCAGGCGTAGAATTTTAGACCAAGAAGTAGTTTCCTATAATACTCTACAACCTTACCCGGTCTTCCGGTGTACTCAGCTACAATATTTCCGGTGAAGGCGTCCATTACGAATGTACTTGCCAGAGAGTGAAGGCTATCGGAAGACTGCTCCTCATAACCTTTTGCAATAGGGTCAGTTCCAGCAAGATACCTATTCTTCATAGGTTTACCCTCTATTAACACGGGAGATTCCCATATTACCCAACATCCCGGAACCCTATCTGTACTTCGGTCGTAAGCCATAATAGGTCTGGCATTGGGGTTCTGTTGGAACATAACCCTACCTGAAGAATCCTCTATAAACTCGCCGTACATCTCAAATAAATTACCAGCTTCTCGCGCTTGACTTAATTCGAGTTTAGCTTGTCTGGCCTTCATAGGGTCAAATACAATAGATTCTGGAACATAGAATGCATCCCTCAGTTCTAAAGGCTGCTGTGTCCTGAATAAAACATATTGAACCTCGTCATTACGGATAGGTATGGCCTTCTTATCCCATACTAATTTAGCGATAATTCTCAATGAGTTACCCTGAGCATCTACACCAGAAACGTACTTAGTTCCAAAGCTTTTAAGGTAATCACGTTGCTCTACATTCTCACAGAACTCTAATAAGTCCTCAGTCTTAGTTTTAGAGGGGGAATACCATAAATCATCAATGAACAAACAACTATACCCGATACCTGCTTTATCGTAAATATTTTCATACTTAGCTAATCGGTACACATCAGGGTTGTATGCCATCTTGCTTAACCCCAAGGAACCTCCGCCGTTCATATCACCTGCTGCCCCAAGAATCAATCCTGAGCCTGTTTTAATCTCACCGTCCCTAATCAAAGGTTCAATAGAAATAGGGTATGTGTTTTCAAGGTTATCGAACTTACCCGCTTCCTCAATAATTATACGGCTTACAGATTTACCTACGGCCTTAAATGAGTTGTTGTAGAATCCCATATACATTACGGAACTCTTATATCCTTGCTTAACCCTTACGGAACTACCATCTTCCTTTACAACTGTATCGTAGAAAGATGCCTCAAACCACTCCTTACGGTTCAAAATCTCAGAAGCCCTAACCCATACAGTATGGGTATCAATATGGTTTAAAGTTTCCTCTACGGCCTCTGTTTGCATTACTGTAAACATATCCGTCTGGTAAGTACCTACCAACGTGAAGCTATCAGGTTTATGTACGTAATCGTAAGCTACTAACCCGTTCCCTGCAATGTACGTTAAACCCTTTCTACGGGACTTTGGTAACGCACCTATCTGTAACACCAACTCTTCAAAATCATCTTCCGTAGCTAACGGAAACCTATCTATGTATGAATCTAATGTAGAGTATGGATAATCTAAAGACCACCATGAAATCTCGTGAAGTAAATAGTATTGGAAATCAACAAACCCCGGAATACGCTTAATCTTAGTCCCACTACTACCATTAGGCATAGCAGTCATCACACTATAATTAATCATAAAGTAGTGTCTACCAGTGATATAAACACCATCTACCTCAAACCCTTCTAAACATTTATCTTCCTCAGAAGACCAGAACCTATCAAATTCAAATGTATCCGATGTAGCAGAAGTGTAGTACCCTAACGAATTAAATGTAGTTGCAGGCTTTGTGAATACGGAACTATCTAAGAACTTAATATAGATTTGATTCATGTTCCGTATAGGGTTAGCTTGATTAGGTAATGTAAATTCCCAACTCTCAGCTACACTTGAACGAAATAAATACTTATCTGTATCTTCAATGTTTACCCAATACTTAGGGTCTTTTGAGCAGTTCCTATTCCACATTACTTGCTCAAACGTATAACCCCCATTAGTTTTAATCCTAACAGGGGCTTTGTTCTTAACCTTACCTTCCCAAGTAACTTTGTTCATTTCCGTTCATGTTTAGGTAATGCATATTTCGTAGTTCCACCTTTACGGGTTACAGTATTCCCTATCAAGGCTGCATAGTAGGATTCTTTGTGTTTCCTAAAGTTGGTCATAGTGTCCCCGATATTGTTGGTAATCTTCATCCACTTCTCGACCTCAGTAGCTTCAATAGTATCCCAATTAACTTTAGATGCCCTCTGAGTAAATCCTTCTAACATCTTCTCAATCATAGAAAACATAACAAACTCTCTCACATTGGAGCAGTAATCTTTGTACCAAACTAAAGCCGCTTGTACTACTTTTGTAGGTTTATACTTAGGGTCTTCTAAAGCCTCAGCCTTAACGACTTTCTCTACTTCTGCCTCACTATACCTTCTTCGATATGGAGATAGTGGATAGCCTACAAAGTAGATATATTTTAAATCTTTAATCGCTCGTTCTTTTGTAGCACTACCATCCGCTTGCCACACTGCCGAAATCTGCGGGGTCAACAGAAATGCCTCCGCGATAACCCAACTTCCTGAGCTGTTCAACGTTAATATTTCCATTCAATACACCTTCTTTTAGTAATTTGATATACGCCATTCTCCGGCTTGCTGCTGCCATATTTGGCCTAAACTTACCGAACTTAGGGATAAATAGAGTCTTTAGCTCCATAGGGTCAAAAGGTTCTACGTGGTTTACGTAGTGCCGGAAGAAATGCAAAGGTGAAGTTACTATTTGTCTGGCTACCCTCACAGGGATACCATATTTCTTAGCAATCTCCTCTATGATGTTCTCTACACGGTAAGGCTGTACTGCATTACCTGTATACTTCTTATGTCTATCCAAGATAAACTCCACATCTTTATTAGCAGGACGTTTACGGGTAGTTGATTTACCCACAATCCTACTTGCTTTAGAGCCACCTAACTGAGAAAACAAATCCTCTTTCTCAGCCTCAGATAAATTATCCAAGTCTTTGTCGATTAATATATTAGTCCTCGTCATGGCTAATTTTCCGGTAATTCATAATCAAACGGTGTAGCATACCTAATACCAAAGGCTCTTCCTTTTCAAGAAATCTAAATATGTGCATTGAGGCACTATTCAAATATTCCCTACGTAGTACATTCTCAATAGTGGTAACGAGTTTGAACTCACTCTTGTTACGTATTAAAATCTTACCATCCTCTGATATAACCACGCTACCATCTTTCCAATTATTCGATGGAATCAGTTTCGCTGTCCACACTCTCCCCCTGTTCCATGTCTGAGGGATTAGTTGTCTCACTATACTCATAGTCTAAAATTAATGCTTTTAAATAATTCCTTTCGCCTTGTGTAAGTTGCAGTTTAGAGCTAAACCCGATACTGTCAGCATTGTTCAATATCTTAGTGGCGAGTTTACTAAACAACTCAATATCCTCTTCATCAAGGGTTATCGTTCGTGTTACCTTGTCCTTTACCTTCATACCTAAAATGCTTTTTATACTCCTCTAATTCTTTCTTAAATTTCGTAGTAGTGTTATAAGTACACTTACTATGAAAATGAGGGCAGAGTCCGTTACGGTAAACGCATTCGGGAACCATAAACTTTGCCATTTCAGGATTGATGTTTTCCATCTCTTCTCTAACCTTTCTCCACACTTTAATCGTATCCACAGAGGCTTCATTGCAAATTCTGTCTCTTGAAATTTTAATAATCGCAGCCGCATTTAAAGTCATGTGGTGATTAGTAGGGGTTTCTCGGTCATTAGATACTTGCTTACCGTATTTAGCAGCATAGTCCGTTCTATTCGATTCCGTAATGTTAGAGATGACATCCCTATTGTAGGTCTTCAAATGAGCTGCTACGTAGTTTTTAATCCCGTAGAAGTCAATAGTAAAAATCAAATCTCTAATAGGGCTATGTTCGGAAGCTAACCATTTACGCAATGGAACCTTAACCTCATTGCCAGTTACAAAAGAAGCCGATGCATTCACGGCTTCATTCGATGTAACTTGATTAATCTTAATTTGGAAATCACTCATGCCCCAAGAAGTTATCAGGTGATGTCCACATAATGTGGTTATCCTCTCTGGACACCATTACATGACGATAAGGCTGGTCTTCAATTTTAAGTTTAAAGCTGTCCTTAGCAAAATGAATCAACAGAATATCCCCTACTGAGATACCCTCTACATCATTAACTTTAATGACTACACCGTATGCAGATTTATTCTTAGTGTTGGTAGGTAAGTGAATACCACTCTTAGTCATGTTATTTGCTACAAACTCGTACATTACGTATCCCTTGCGGATATGTAAATCGTCAAGTGTTTTTACATTATACTGAGGCAAGCTGTCCATAATGTCTTGCCATGTAGGTTCCCCTTTGCTTAGTGCGCTCATTGTTTGAATTATTAGTTTACATAAAGATATGTAATCCTTTAATTCCCACCAAATTATTTTAAATAAAAAAAGGGCATAAAGCCCTTAATTCATAAATTCATAGAAACTAACCATCATCCTACAATAGTCCACAACCACTTTAGGGAAGGTTGCATTCTTAAACTTGATAAGAGGTAATAACATTGGTGCTACATCTTCTACCTTAAACCCTGCTAATCCTAAACCTAATGGGGTGATAAGGAACTCTAATTCAGGATGCTCTTCCATACACTTTCCTAACTTGTAAACAGAGTGTTGGAACGAATCGAGAGTTACCCTTGTGTAAGGTCTTAGTTTTTCGATAGTTGGAAAGGCATAAGATTGGCCAGTCAACCCTTCACCTACACCTTCCTTTGCACCAAACTTTCTAACTGCTGCAAGGGCTGCACCTGCACCATGTCTACCTTTCTTGTTTGAGCCAAATACGAATATTTGATTAGGTTCAAGAGTTTCTACTACCTCTGGTGTTATTCTGTTTTCCATGTAACAATTAATTTTTATTAGTTAAA